ACGCCCATACCTTGACCTTTACCATCTGCAAATGGGTTCGCAACGATTCCGTAACGAGTCTTAAAGCCAATTTTTGGTTGGAAACTGTTCTCTCCAACTGCACGAACCATCTGTAGTGGAACATATGGGCAGTAGAATAGACCAGCATCATAAGGTGAAGAACCCTTATAACCAACAACATAGTACTGGTTACCAGGACTTGTGTTACCAGCTTGAGTAGCACCACCAATGTTAGCAGAATAAGGATCGATGTATACACGATACTTACCTTGTAGAACACCAGCAAATGTGTTACCAGCAGGATCAACCTGAAGGTTAGCATTAAGTGCAGGAGTGTAATCAAGTACACCAGCCATTGTCAATGCAGAAGCAACGTCTGCAGAGCACATGATGATGTTACCCTTTCCACGACGAGTTCTTTGAGCAATTGCGTTAGCATCTCTCTCGATCTGGAATAGAAGTCCTTTGAACTTCTCAACTGACCATCTACCGTTGGAGTCAACGTCTAGGTCAAATATACCTGGAGTTGCAACGTTCTGTACAGCACCCTGTTCAGCAACCTTGTAGATTGTTCTAATAACTTCTCTGTTGATTTCCGCAAGGATCTCAGTAGAAAGGATATTAGCAAGTTCTGCTTCAGCATTAAGACCATGAATTGCTTTCAAGTCTTGAGCAAGTTCTAGACTGTACTCTGCCTTGAGGGCTCTTGACTTAGCAGTAACAGTGACTTTCTCGATTGAGAATGCCATCTGGTTGAAGGCATCAGCACCATCTCCTAAACCTTCTGCCTCGTTGGTCTGCATACCTTGACCAACATTATAAAGTCCACCATTAATAGTAGACGCAGTACCAACTGGGTTCAATACCGCAGGGTTGTTACCGAATTGGTTAGTTGTACCTAAACCAACTTGACTATCAGTGTCTCCAGCAGAGAACTGAGAACCCTTGTCTTGTCCAGAGAATCCAGTGTTTGCTTCGTTGTAGAATGCTTCCTCACTGTTTCCACCAGCCATCTTATTGTACTTGGATCTCATCGCAAAGATAAGTCCAGTAGGTCCACTCATTGGTTGAACACCAGCAAGGTCATAAGCGACCAAGTTTGGCATTGAACGACGAATGAGGCTGATCAGCACAGGGTCGAAACCTGCAACTGGACCTGAAGCAGTAGCACTAGCACTAAAGCCAGCATTTCCAGCACCAGCAAGACCTGTTGTGTTAGAACCTGTACTGTTAGTAGGGACTGCTTCGTTGAGCATACCACTTTCTGTGAAAGAGGATGACTCTCTTAAAAATCTTTCTTGGTTTTCGAGCAGGACTGCTGTGACCGCCTTACGATGAGGATCTGAGATCTTATCGCAACCTTCTGCTTCTAGAAGGGGCTTCCACTTTTCCTGCAAGTGTTCTGATTGGAACATTTGCTTTTTACCTATAAAGTTAAAGTTTGTTTAATATTTAAATCAATTTTGCTTAAATGCTGAAAGTGTCTTAAGGTAACCAGCCATTGTACCTGTAGCGAGTACGGGTGCAGCGTCTTCTCCTTCAGTTAACGTTTCAGTTTTAGCAGCTGAAGTTTTACCAGGGAAATAAGATTCCTTGAGTGTCTCCAACTTGTTACGATACTCTGTCTCACTTTCAAACTCTACACTTTCAACAAGTGAAGCGAGCTTCTCCTTCTGGGTGGACGCTAATCCATCAGAAACAGATTCAAGGATACCATCAGCAACAGACTCAGAAAGTCTCCTGTTTAATCCGATATTCTTTTCTATTTGCTCATTGAGCTTGGTTTCCATATCATCTAATTTTTCTACCATGCTTTCTAGCACATCATATTTGTCGTCAGGGATAGTTACATAATTATCTTCAAAAAGACTTCTCATTCCTGAGAGGAATGATTCAGTCAATTCTGTTTTGAGACCGTGCTCGATGGCAAGAATGTTTTCTTCCATCCACTCATCTGAGACATACTCAAGATAAGAGTCTACACGTTCTTGAAGTGCTTCTTTTTCTTCAGCAACTTCTTCAGCAAGTTTTGCTTCATGCTCCTCTTCAATAGTAGCACGAATTTCAGCAACCTTTGAATTTATGGCAGCTTCAAAGATTGTCTTTGCTTTTGCCTTAAATTCTTCAGAAAGTTCCTCACCGCCTAGTAGAGCATTAACATCATCTTCCATGTCGTACTCTTCTACTTCGGTATCTTCTTTCTTCATTTTTTTCTTTTGGTTAGGAGCACCTGCTAGATCATCATCCTTCTTCATATCCATCTCTTCTTTTTCAGGAGATTCTGCATACTTCTCAGCAACAACGTCGCCTTCAGTCTCCACTTCTTCAGCTTTGACTGCGTTTCTATTAACCACGTCCTTTACCTGCTTGAGAGTACCACCAGGAGTCTTCAGCTTAGCTGAGTCGTTAGTAGGACTATAGTTCTCAGGTGTTGGTCCACCGAGATCCTCTACATTTGTAGATAGACCTTCTCCTGGATTCTGTAACTTGCCCATTGGTTCTGCTGGTTTAGCGTTAGCATTAACCGCAGTCTTGGATTGGGTTACAGCCTCTTCCATGCTTTGTAATTTTGTGCCACGAGACATTTTGGTAACTCTCCGAATTCCTGTAATTAAAACCTATATTTATTTAGAAGTTTTATATGTTTGATAAGAAATCATTAAATAACGAGAGTTTTTTCTCGTCTAATGCTTTCTGATCAACTAATGTATTAATGGTTGCATAGGTCTTATGTGCGAACTTCTCACGCAAAATACCTCCATCCCATACCCAGTCCTTACCTTCCATAATTCCCTCAACAAAAGCATCGGGAGCAGAAGGATCAGCAACGATATCAGCAGCAGTTGCTAACATAAAGTCGTCACTAACTACGTTCACACCTTCACGGGTTGGTTTCAATGAACCAATACCACGAGATGAAACACCAAGTTTGACACCTTCATCAATAAGTGAAGATGCAATCTTACCCATTGGTGTGCCAAGAATCTTAGCCTTACCAATGAAATTAGAACCACTTTCTTTAAGTGATACTATCTTATGAGAAACTCTGTCGAGATTCACAGTTGGTGTGTCGGGGTGACCCAATTCACCAAGTGCTCTTCCTGACTGAACATGATTCTCATTATAACGAGAAACTTCCTTGCGAAGTGTCTCCATCGGATACATTCTACCATTACGGTTTTTAATGTTTCCTTGAAGGAAGACTCCCTCAATATACATAGACTTCTTACCGTTGCGATTTTCAACGAGAAATTCTACGCTTTCGATTTCTTCTCTAATGAGTTTCATCAGGCTGCCCCTGTAGTTTGAACTTGTATAATATGAAGTCCACCTGCACCTTCATCAGTTCTTGCTGCAATTCTTGCAGAAGAATATAAGGTAGTATCATTAAATCCTTTTCCACCAGGAACATCTGAATCTTCATCAAAACCAACAATTAAATTGCAATTTGCATCAACAGTCAGTTTGGTTTGGAAAGATCCATCAACACCTGCATTGGTATCAACAGAAATCACTCGTGAATGAACAATAGATGTATTAAATCCTGCAACATTACAATTTTTTAAAGTTACATAGTTTCCAACACTAAAGGGAACCTGTTGACCTTCAGGACATGTCAATTGAGTAAAAGCAGTTGTTGCTGCAGATGTTGATGCTGCTGTTGTTATACCTACAATTTTACAAGAGTATCTTTGCATTGAAAGAGTCTCTGATGTATTTGCAGGAATATAATAGTCTGTTGCAGCCGCACTAGGACTAGATGTGGTTTGCGAAACAACAACATGAGCACCGTGTGAAGCTCTAGAAACAGATGTTATACCTGCTACAGGAGTCAATCTTACATATTGAGATTCAATAGCAAAGGATGTCGTCGCTGCTGATGTTGCTGTCAGTGGAATCGAAAGTCCCGTTCCAACTACTGGGTTATGTGCCATTACATTCTACTTTTGAAGTCCATATAGTGTTATTTATAATTTATTCTTCTGACTCATCTTGAGGTTCTTCAACCTCAAGTTCAGATTCAG